TCTTGGCCCTTCTTCGGGGCATTTTCATCCTGCACGACTTTCATTTTCCCTGACTTGAGCACTTCACGGACTTGAGTTGGGGTCATATCGGACGCACCGAGTTTGACGTTAGCTGAAGCGGTAATGGACGAGGGTCTGCCTGAGACGGTCATATAGTTACCTATTAGAGTGTTCACGGCAAAGGCTAGGTGATGGGCTGGGATATCGTCTATTTTGCGGTGTAGGGTGTCTAATGCCTCGTTCACCATGATCCCCAGTTTATTTCTGATTTTATCAAGGAACTCTTGGTCAGTAAGTCCGAGGACTTCCTTGACTAGTGCGTTCGCCTCTTTTTTCAGGAGTTCGCCATCCGCTGCATCGTGTATGATGTTGGTGGCGACTTTTTGGCTTTGCGTTCTGGCTGCCACTTGCGCAGCGGCTTTCATCATTGTGTTTTTGTTTAAGTTCTTCTTGAAAGCTTGTTTTTGCATAATGTTCTTGCCATTGTTATATAATAATGTGGTTTGGTCAATAACAGACGAAATGAGTCCAGACGGAGAGAGAGCATATGCATTGATGATTGAGGCCGGAGTGAGCTTGGATCGTTTTGGTGAGTTGTGTGGAGTTAAGGTGGGTAGCGTGAGGGCGGCGTTGAGTAGCGGCAGGTTGAGCAAGGTCATGGTGGGGGTATTGCATGAGATGGCTAACGGGGTGCAGGTGGACAGGCTGGTGGAAGAGGCGAGCGTTGTGGAGGAGGAGTCTGAGACGGGAGAGCGGATGGGAAAGGTGTACGCTATTCCGCGCAACAAGTATTTGAGATTGGTGGAATTCAAGGATGGTAGTCATGGAAAGTTTCGCACTAGGGACGGCAAGTTCGGCGTGGGTAGCGTGGCTAAGTTGGTGGAGGGGGTTAACGGCATGTGGGAGGTAGTGGGTAATTACGACAGGAGGAGTAGGTTGCGTGAGGGTTAGGGTAAAGAATGGTGAGGCTACGGGATTTGACGGTGGCAAGGTGACAAACGAGGCTACTATTACATTGTGGGTAAGTAAGGCGTTCAAGGAGCGTGTATGGGTAGCTGCGGCTAAGAAGAAGTTGAGTGTCAGTGAGTATTTGCGGCGTTTGGCTAACGAGGACATGGCATGAAGTGGAAGTACGGACACGTAATGGATCACCACCCTATCACCGTGGGAGCAATAGTTCGCGGCAATTATTCGCAGCGTGAATACCGTGTGGAGCATTCCGGTGAGTATGAGGATGGCGGATGGTGGATACAGGGTAGGGACGTAAAGTGTTCGTTGAGTACGGGATGGTTCAATGACTTGGGCAAGCGTGTAGGAGACGAGATAGCGATTGATGACGAGGGGCGAGAGGATGACTTGTTGTTGGTGGTCTCCGAGAAGAGTCCGAAGCGTTTTGGACAGACTTCGTTTTCCTTCATGGATGAGTGAATTGAAGGACATGCCCATTTGGGAGGTGTTGGCATCCGGTGAGGGGAAGATGGTGCGCATAGCGATTACACCTGCTGAGAGCGCGTATGAGGCTTTACAGACCATCTCAGGCGTGCCTTGGGGAGACGAGGTGGACGTGGAGTCAATTACGGTAAGAAAGCTGGATGAGTGAGCACGCCATACAGGAGAGTCGCCCCACGGACTACGACCCTTGGAGTGACGGCAAGGGGTTCACGGGGAAGGATTGGAAGAAGTTGGATTTGGCGATAACCCGCTTTTGGGGTAACACGCAATTGGCATACTCCGGGGGTAGGAAGGTTCGCACGAACATAGATCGGAAGAAGCCGAGCGCGACAATATTTGACGTCATATGGAATCCGGAAAAGCAGAAGTGAAGCAGCGAGACTTCTTGGCTGATTTGCGCAACAGTTATTCCGGCGTGCTCATAGCTGCCGAGTACTGGCGCAAACGGAAATACCGTGTGACGCTACAGCCCAACGAGGAATGCCCACCGGACGGTGATTGGAAGGACTACGTGGATGACTGCGACTTGACTTTGAGCGTCCCCATAGAGGTGAAGCAGAGCAGCAGGGCGTGGTGCGGTGAGTTTGACTATCCGTTCGCCCAAGTTCGGGTGATGGCAAAGCACGCATGGGACAGTAAAGACCCGAAGCCTCATTTGGTGATGATCATGGATGCGGAAGCTCAAGCGGCGGTAATCGTGCCGGGTAGCAGTTTTCCGACTTGGATTGAGCGCCGCCAGACGGACTCGCGGGATGGTAGGAGTCAGTGGGTATATGACTGCTCAAAGCGTAAATGCGAGTGGGTGACCTTATGAAGAACACGAAGCGCAGGGGTAGCCAGTACGAGGCTGCGTTCGTGGTACAAGCCTTGAAGCGTGGTTTGGACATTTTAGAGCCTGTTGGTGACTACATGCCTTATGACTTGATGGTACAGAATACGGACGGACGCATACAGCGCGTACAAGTGAAGGGTACTAGCTCCCCGATCAAGGGCAAGCCGGGTTACAAGATCATAGCCGCCAGTGGGAATACCACGAAAGTGCCTTTGAATCCTGACGACGTGGACGTATTGGCGGCATACGTGGAGCCGTGCGACGTATGGTACGTAATCCCGATCAAGAAGTTGAGTGGCGGGGTGGGGATATATTTGAATCCCGCGACCAAGGTGAACGCCAGGTACGAGGTATGGAAAGAGGCGTGGAACGTATTCCACAACGGCGGGACACCGGGGTGAAGGGGGATGGAACTTCACATGATAATATTTTGGATAAGCGTAATATGGATGGCATGGACGCTGTGCAAGGGGTTGAGACATTGACTGCCCTTGCGTTGGCGGCGGCATGGGACGATCCCGACAACGGAGAAATGACTATGGACGAGGATTATGAATATGAAAAAGACAAAGTGTTGGATAAGCGGAGCGCTGCCGGATGGAGCTTATGTACCGCATGTGGGGTGGAACTCCATGATGAAGACGTCGCAGAAGGGACAGGGTGTGATTGCGCCGCCGGAGCAGAATAAGTGTATGGCGAGTTTCCATGCGTATGACGTGGACACGGTATTGCGTTACGGTTTATCGGCTGAAGTCTTGGAACAAGTGGATGACTTTCGCCAATGGTTGCGTAATATCGTGAAGCACGGTGGCCCGAAGCTGGACGGCGAGTTGCTCTATGATGCTGAAACCGCGATACGAATATGGGAGACGTTCAATGAAAAAGTCAGTGGAGCTAATTAAGACATGGAGAACGTATCACTGGAAAAGGTTCGGGAAGTGTTTACCGACTACGAGTGCGAAGGATTGCAAATCCGTTGCATCAAAGATCGGGCCACCTCCATTACGGTTAAGCCGGGAGACTTTGGAGCGGATACGAACCGCTGGTTCGTTGGAGATGCTGAAGTCCCGGCGGCAACGCTTGAAGCGGCGTTAGTGGTGGCGTGTGAGATGGTGAACCGTGGCTAACATAACCTACGCAGATGAGATAGACCCGTACTTCGGCATACCGTGGCCCGAAGGTCAGTTGCGGTATGACAAGGGAAACTTGGTATGCGCTCTTAGTGACTATGAGGTGGACGAACTGACGGAGCGAGATCCTGCGCAAGCTGAGACTCTCACCAGACTGTTGCTAGACCAACCGAAGGCAGAGAAGGACGATCCCATAGCATGGGGGTGGACATTGCCCTCGTGGCGCAGGGTGATGGAAACTTGGGGCGACACCAAGCTGCACATCATTTTGGGTGGTAACCGGAGCAGCAAGAGCGTTTTTGCTTCCCGTATGTTGATGCACATGGCGATGCAGATACCCGAAGCTGAACTGCGCTCCATGCACGTCAGCGAGGAGCGTAGCATATCGGATGCCCAGAAGTTGCAGCACGCCGCATTGCCCATGCGTTACAAGCGAGGAAAGAAGAAGAGCGAGAACCACAGTTTATTGTACTCCCAGAAGAACGGATACTCCGACAACAAAATGATTCTGCCACCCACTGACCAGGAGGTGGAGCGGGGCAGCACGATTTACTTCAACAACTACCGGCAGTATATGGCGGATGCCCAAATCTTTGAGGGCTGGAATGCTCATTGCATCGCGTGTGACGAAGAAATCAGTGAGGACATTTTCAACACCCTGCTCGCTCGCCTGACCGACTTTCATGGTAGACTGATTTTGACCTTCACCACGTTGCAGGGTTGGACACCACTCATAAACACGCTGTTGAAGGGCGCTGAAGTGGTGGAGAAGCGGTACAGCAAGCTAATTGGCAGGGAACTCCCCGTGGAGCAGATAAGCGCCAATTGGCCCGATTGCCGCATATACAATTGGTGGAGCGAGCACTCGCCATTTATTGATTCGGGTGAGCTTATCCGCACTTACTCCAAGCAACCGTTGGAGATCAAGCTCGCCAGACTCTTCGGTATCCCCAGCAAGAGTTTTCACGGGCGCTTCCCGAAGTTCAACAGGGAAGTGAACGTAGTGCCGCACGACCAAATACCGTTTATTAAAGATCCGACTTTGAGGGTCACGCGATACTTTGCTTGCGACCCCGGCGGAAGCAAGCCCTGGGTAGCCATATGGGCGGCTGTACTGGATACGGGACACATATACGTCTACCGAGAGTTCCCAGATCAGACGATGGGAGCATGGGCATTGCCCCACGTAAACGGGGCGGGAAGATCCACGGGGAAACCCGGCCCCGGTCAGAAGCCGCTAGGCTGGGGATATGCGGACTACTCCACTTACTTCAAGGATCAAGAGCAGGGTGAAGAAATCTTTGAGCGTATCGTTGACCCACGGATGGGCGCTGCCACGGTGCGTACCAAAGAAGGTACGAGTAACATCATAAACAGCATGACGGATTTGGGGTTCGTGTTCCGCGCCGCGCCGGGACAGGAAATAGAAAGCGGGTGCGCCGCGATCAACGACTTGCTCAGTTGGGACGAGGCAGAGCCGCTAACGGAGAAGAATTGCCCGAAGCTCTACGTGAGCGACCAATGCGACAATACCATCACCAGCCTTATGGAATATACGGGAACGGGCGGTTCGGCAGAGCATTTCAAAGACTTCCCCGACTGTATCCGGTATCTAGTCACCAGTGGCGCGGAGTACGTCACCCACAACATGCTTCAGACTACGGGTGGTGGTGGATATTAGTTGACGCTTATTGAGTCTGGTCGTAGTCTTTGCAATTGCACATGGACGCTTCCGATCCAGAACTCCTGTACGCCAGTAAAGAACCGGATGTGGATTATCTGATTCAGGCGTACAAGACCACGCAGAGCGATCTTGGCGAATGGTTAGACCGCCGCCAACGCGATTGGGATGTGAGAAATTGCCAGTGGGCTGGTAAATCCAGCGACTTCAAGAAGCACTCTTCCCTGACTTCCACAGGCGAGGTATTCCCGTGGGACAAGGCATCAGACCAAGAGGTAAGACTAGCAGACGAACTGATCGGATGCAGGGTGGCAATGTGCATGAATGCCATAAGACGCGCTCACATCGTAGCTACGCCAACCGAAAGCAACGACGTGGCTAGGGCGGCGGTAATCAGTAACTTCCTACGCTGGCTCATCAACTCACGCATGTCAGAGTTCTATACTCAGTGCGAATTATCCTTGAACCATCTGTTCGGACAGGGGCTGGCTATCAGCTACGTATACTGGGACAGCCACGACCTCAAGCAACAGCAAGCAATCAAGATGGACGAGATTGCCGCTGCCATGCCGGACATGGCGCAAATCATAGCCGATGGTTCAATGGACGCTCAACTGGTGGAGCTACTGAAAGAGAATTTCAAGGTGAGCAAGTCCAAGGGGAAAGCCATGCTTCGCGAATTACGCAAGGATGGCGAGACCACCGTGCCTATAACGCGACAGGTGATAAACCAACCGCGCATAAAGGCTCTGACTCCTGACGAAGACGTATTCTTTCCATCATGGACAATTGATCCCCAGCACGCCCCGTACTGTTTCCACGTCATGAAAATGACACCGGAACAATTGAAAGCCAAAGTGGCGAGCGAGAAATGGGACGAGGACTTTGTTGAGGCGTGCATAGATTCCAATGCTCGCGGAGCGGATGACACCGGTAACGAGTGGAGAGTGCGCAATGATTTGGATACCGCCGATACGGACGACCAGACCATTGACGTAATATACTGCTATCAAAGACTTTTAGATGAAGATGATGTGCCGGGGATCTATTGCAGCGTTATTTGTTCCGCAGTGCCTGAGTTGTTCGCAAAGCACTCGCTTTTAGACTACGGGTCAGGCAAGTACCCATTCGTAATATCCAAGCTGGAGGAGACGAGCAAGCGGATGTACTCAAGCCGCAGTTACCCTGAGTTATGCGAAAGTCTTCAGCAAGTGCTCAAGGTGGAGACGGACGCGCTCATAGACCGCACTTCACTAGCGACTCTGCCACCACTGGAGCATCCTTTGGGTAGAGCCCCAAGTGCTTGGGGCCCAGGAGTTAAGGTGCCTTATCGCACACCCGGCGAGACCCACTTTGCGGACACCCCGCGCTTTGATCCGGGTTCTGTTGAAATCCGCAGATTTATCACTTTATCCGCAGACCGCTACTTCGGGCGAAACGCCGCCGGTGTTGACCCCATTGAAGCGCAAGCCAAGCAGCAAGCGGTGGTGGATAAGGTGTTCGGGCATCTGAAGCAAGTATTGGATCAAGTGTACGACCTGTACCAACAGTACGGCCCAGACGAAG